GATCGAAACCTTCAGCAACGAGCTTGTTGTGAAGGGTTGACTGATACTCGGACATAAAGTCAGCGATTGTGTCGGCGGTTTCAGATGTAATTTTTACTGCTCTCATGATTAACTCCAAAGGGCCGCTTACGCGACCCGGTCTGCCCAAAGTTTCCAACGATTCTGGTTGGTGTCCGCGATGCCTTCAACCTGATTAAAGATCGACTTAGCGGCATCAAAGCTAACTGCATCAATCTTGAAGCCCTTAGACTTCTGACCCTTTGGATAAACGAAATAAGTTCCCATTCTCATGATTCTCTCCCCGGAGGAGCGGCTTACGCCGCCTCCACTTCAAATACTTCGACTGATTTAGCTTCAGCGTATGGCAAACATGGCCCTGCTTTCTTTGCGGTGCTTTCTTTAGTAGCCATCTGGATGAACGAGCAAGACTCACCGATCAGACCTTCCAGATATGGGCGGTCAACAGAACAGCCATTCCAGTGGCGCTTTTCAAAAGAGATGTGACGATCGATCGCCGCTTGAGTGATTTCTTGAGTCACTACAGCGTAGTGAGTGAAACGGCCTTCTTTAGCCTTCTCAGCGTAAACCCAAGAAGTGCCATCAGGATTAGTCACAGTGATCTTGACCTTGCCCTTGCCGTTTGGTGTTGCAGTTACTTTGAAGTTCATGTCGTGTTCTCCTCAATTTCAATTTAATTACCCGACACAGATAGGATACTACAATGGAATAATAATGCAACACTTTTTGTTGCTGACAATAAAATATTTATTTGGCCAAAAAAAAGAGCCTTTCGGCTCCTTTCTCATGCTCGTCTGAGCAACTCGTCCCTGTAGGTCAGGTACTGATCGCGGTAGAAGTTCTCGCGCTCTGGGTTCCATCCGCGCATGGCTTCTTCTGCCTTCTGGCAGTCGCCCATGATGTGGCGGATTGATGACTCAGGAAGGCTCTTTGCGTGAGCCGTCCAGTTGTTGAAATCCGATGCTGTTGCCATTGACTGGATCATTTCGTTCTCCCTGTAAGGGTGTGGCTTACGCCAACACCCAATCGTTGTCTTGCTTGACCCACGCTTCCCAAGTGTAATGAGGCATGTAAATGCGAGCCTCAGACACTGCACGTTCTACGCTTTTAGACTCCTGACTTGTGACATCAAATACCTCGTTGTCACGCACAAGAACTAAATCGTAAGACTCTGGAAAAGGCTTAACTGCTGAAAGAACTAAGAGCTTGTTTGAAACTGTCATGTCGATCTCCTGATTTCAATTTAATTTCCCGACACAGTTAGTTTCTCAAATAGGTGTGCCGTAAAGCAACAGTTTACGTTGCATTTATTTTAATTATTTTTGCAGGCATTAAAAAAGGGGCCGTAGCCCCTTAGTCATCATCCTCGCCATCCGGCTCTAGCTCGTACTCGTACTCTGCGATCCTGCGCTCCTGTTCTTCACGCTCGGCGTAGATCGCACACCGCTGTACCTCAAGATCGTTCTCAGCCTCGCCCACCACATTGTCTGCGTGGTATCCAAGCGGCAGGCTGAAGTCGATTTCCTGATCGAGCTTCTGAAGGACTTCAACCATTGCGTCCAAGTCGCTCTCGTCAGGGTAGCCGACACGCGCAATAGCCTGCGCGGTCAGGATAATTTGTTGGTTGGTAAGTTTCATGTCGATACCTCCAGTGGAGCGGCTTACGCCGCCTCCTCATCTGAATAAACATCATCAGGCCACCAAGGGTTTGTGCCTTTGGTGTCTGGGTTGACAAACATGGTACGCAGATCAGCGTAGATCATCTGCCACCGCATACCGTGTGGTGAGTTGTAGCCCTTGCGAGCTTCAGGCTCAAGCCACCAAGTATTGCCGTACTCCTCGCGGAGTAACTGCTGATGCCACCAGTGAGCAACCTCATGAGCGCACAGTGCTTTGAGGACAGTCTCTTGGTCACCCTTGATTGTGCCAATGACTTTTTTGTTGGCGATGCTCTTGTACTCGACAAGCTCGTAAACACGCTTGCGTGGCTGAACGTCATACGCATCAGAGATGCACACATGATTGTTCGAACCACCGCCAGTAGAGCGGCCACAGTTGTGGATGGTCTTGATCAGCAGTGGGAAGTCATGGCCCCACTCATTCATCAGAGCGTTAGCCATCTCAGTGACAATCTCCACAACCTGATTGTGGAACTTAACGCTGACGTTGTTAGGGCATTTGTTTGTGATCATGTCGAACCTCCTTAGATTTCAATTAAATTTATTCGACACAGGAATAATACCACAGTGAAGATAGATTGCAACACTTTTTGTTTCATTCAAGCGATATTTTTTACCGCTTGACCGGAAAATCTAATTCAAAAACATTTGATGGGCGGAAGTTGCTGACCGCGTAGTTGGCCTTGTGGAAGTTCACCTTGCGGCCATCCATCCATCCAACGTGCTTGGCAACGATACGGTGTGGTGTGATCTTGACGATCTCAAATACCATGTCCTCAAGGCAGTTGAGGCTCCAGATGTACTGGCCTTTGCGGAAGTTGTGCTTGATGCCTGCTGTGATCATGTCGTTTTCTCCATTTCAATTTAATTTCCCGACATGTGTATATTCGCACTTTACAACCTTGATTGCAACACTTTTTGTTTCTTCTTGGTAAATATTTTTTTGATGCGGATTAAATACTCTTCTTTTTTCCCTATGTTTTCGACAGCATTCATGGCCTCCAGTGCCTCAACCTTTTCGATGCCGATGCGCTCGATCAGACCCTTGCGGTACTCGGCCACGTTGCCGCTGAGATAGCGGTTACACTTCACGCATTGTTTGTGACACCCATGCAAGTTGAATCTGAGGTGTGGGGCCGAGCCAACAGACCTGTAGTGGCCTGCGTCCCAACCTCCGCCGTATCGATCGTCTGTCCACTGCCCACACGAGATGCATGCTTTGTCATGGTCACGCGCCCTGATGTATGCGTTGAACGCCGCTTGGGCTTCCTTGAGGTAGTCAGATTTGGTCTTGAGCTTTTGTTTACGCTCACGCATTTCTGCAAGGGAGGATTTTGCTATCGTTTTTCTCCCTTTCTCTGACTTGGTGAATTGTGTTAGGCACTCAAAAGAACAGAAGGCTCGCAACTGAGTGACAAATGCCGACTCAGCAGGAACCTTCTTCCGGCACTGTTTACAGCGTCTGTTCGCCGACTTCATGCTTTCGCTTTGTCCGGTAATACTCATTGTCTTCTGGGTGCGATAAAGCGATCCCTGAATCGATAGCCCAGTGTTCCACCTGTTCCATGAAGAAAAACATCTCGCCCTTCGTTAGTTTAGTGGTGCTTTTCAACTGTGGCGGTATTGTTGTACTGCCGATCTGCTTAGGCTCTGTGTAGCCCAAGAACATCGCCTTCAGTTTAGTGTGAATCTCACCCTTGCTGAAGTCAGTGCCGTTGTGCTTGTTGACCTTGTCAGCGATCTCCTGCGTCCATACATGGTAGAGCGCGTTCTGCTCCAGTGATCGGCCACCTGCCCGGATGGTGACCACACAGTAGCCGTGATCTTTCATCATATTCTTGATGTCACGATACGACTGCAGTGCGGCCTGCTCTGACGTTACCGTCTGTTTGAGCGAGTCACTCATCCCCAGAACTTCCACCAAGGCTTGCTAGCAGGCGTGAAGTCCTTCACTGGTGCGCGTAGCTCTTCCTGCGTTGGCATCTCTGAGTGGTACTCTCCGCGCTTCCTGCGGTACTCCACGTTGATCACATGCCGGTATGCGTGAAGCGCATGCGCCACTCCACGTTTACTGCGCTTCAACTTACACGCAATGTCGTTGTAGCTCAGACCGTCCCGGTACAAGTCACCGAGCATCAATAGCTCACTGTTTGACCATCTCTTGTTACCCATTGGATTCTTCTCCTAATTTCAAAAACTCATACAAATCCATTTCAAAATATTTGGCAAACATCTGCAATTTGCTCAGGTGCATATCTGAATTGACCCGCCATCTCGACACCTGCTGATGGTGAACACTGAAGTCCCTAGCCATCCGCTCGTTCGGTATGTTGAGTTCTTTCTGGGCGTTCTTAACACACAGCCCTGCGTTTACTCGTGTCATTTATCGCTCCCGTGGTAATATGTAACTGCATCGCAAGATGTTTCTCTCATTGGGATGACTCCTTTGCCCCGTTAAGCTACGGGGCTTTTTTTGTTACCAAGGAATCTGATCGTTAACATCAGCCGCAGGATTGGTCTCAATCGTTCTCTCGATCGGCTGAGGATTCTGCTCTTCAACGCGCCTGTACGAGTACGTCATTGCAGGCGTCTTTGGCCCCTTGCGCTCTGGGTCAGGCAACCAACCTGACATGTGATATTCCACACCTTCGATGTTCATGACCCCGGTAAAGTCTGGGTCACGCTTGTCAGGACGTTTCTTCTCATTGCGCCAGATAGCGCCCCGGTTTGTGTTGTCATATTGTGTCATTGCATTTTCCTTAATCGATTAACTTCTAATTGAATTGTGTCTACGGCCTTTGATACCTCATCAGCCAGTAGCGTGATGTAGTCATCGTCACGTTCGACTCTGACGATCAACGCAGGCATCGTCTCGTGGTAAGACACAAAGTCCCACCACTGCCTGCCAGTGATCCACATACAGCCCATCACCTGCTGTTTGTATTTAGTTGGTAACACACCTGCCCGTAAATAAGCAATATGTGTTGCAGGAGTCGGGCATTTAATCTCTAGCCCGCCATCCTCACCAATCAGTCCATCAGGGCTTACACCGCACTCCAAAACGTCATGCTTGCAAAACCCAACCTCTTCAACGTCATTGCCTGACGCTAGCTCGTAAAAGTTACGCGCCATCGGCTCCAGTTCAGTTCCCCGTTGCATCCACTCAGTGACTTTGACTTCTGTGGTCTGCCCGGTCATCAATTCAGCGATTAACTGATTAATGTACCCTTCAGCCTGCGTAGAAGGCTTGCCACTGGCCTGAATCAACTTGTCGAATCCTGACCCACTAGGACAGCCTAGGCGGCTGTTCAGCCACTCCTGTGTCCCTTGCTCGTGATTGATCATTCTCATCGTGCTTGCCCCTTACAGATCGACATCTGACAACTCGTTATCAGCTTGCGCAGTCTGGGCTTCCATTTGCGAGATCTTCTGCGACAGCGCGTTATACGCCTGCTCATGATGCGATTGTGGTAGCTCGGACACAGAACTGATCCGATAGTGCGCTAGGAACTTCTGTATGTCGGTTCCTGAGTAGTCCAACATCTCATTGAGGCGTTGCGCCTGAGCCTTGTCGATCGGCTGATCTAGGGCTTCTTTCTCAGCCTGCGGGATGTCTTCACCTGCATAGATGTAGAAACCTAGACCAAACATAGCGAGGCACTTCACAAGACAGCGCATGCGTGTGTCAGATATCGCACGAGTGTCAGGGTCAACGATCGCCTTGTTCTTGTGATCCATGACCGGCAACCACATTGTGCGCGTGGCAACCTCTTCGCCTTCATGAATAGTCAGGACGCACTCAACCATTACCGTACCGTTTTCAGTACGGGTGTCTTGGAAGACGTAGTACGACTCAGGGTATTTAGTCATAAGAGTTGACCAAGCCCAAGCCCAAGACAGATAGGACAAGTTGCCTTTCTTTTGGATGTGATCGTTGACGTTGATCGCAGATAGGTCAGCCCAGACACGGGCCATTAGTGTTGTTTGATTTTTCATTGCATTCTCCCATTGGTAAACAACAGGAGAATTACAACATATTATGTTTATCTGTGCAACATTATTTGTTTTCTAACATTGCGATTGCTTGATCGAGTGTCTCGCTGTTCCTGCGTGTCCATCCCTTGCCGAACGTGTCAAAGGTAGACAGGCTCTCGTAGAACGCCTGACGCGCCTCAAACATCTGCATAACGATCTCTTTAGGATCAAACTCAGCAAGTTTCTTCAGTGTGTTAGGGCCGATCGCTCCATCTGCTGTAGTTCCGATACACGTTTGGAGAGCTTTTGCACTCCGGCCAGTCCCACTATTAACAGCCCAATCAAAAACAGCCCAATCAAGACCAGACGGCAAATCATCACCTTTCACCCTGTCCCAATAATTACGCTTGTACAGTGGCGCGACATCCTCTGGCGTCAAAGCTCGCATCTCATCCTCTGTGACCTCTCGGCCCAGATAATCTTCGTAGACCTTCTTGGTCACTCCAAGGTTAGTCATTCCGCCGGGATCGGCAGGATGGTTTACAAAGCCGCCTTCATGATGCAACAGCATTTCTAGACATTGCTGATAATTCTCGATCATTTTTTACCCCGCATGCTCATAATCTTGTCCGCACCCTTAACACCAAATGACGCGCTGACCGCTATAAAAAGCAGGTACTGATACCATTCAGGCAGTGAGTTGAGCGCAGTGAAAGCCTCATCCATCCTTGTAATGATAGCGGTGTCATCCATTGCCACGCTATATGCCACGGCAATCAAAGGCGCACTTAGAATCAAGGAAAACCACTCATCTTTCCATGATGATTTAGTGGCGTCAGCCATCTTAGCTTCCCAGTCAGCGTCACTGTTGATCTGGTTGATCTTCCGCTGTTGGATTGCTTTCTTTTCTTCCGCCTTCCCTTTCAGAAAGTCCTTGCCTAGCTCAAGAGCCGGGCCGAGTAACATGTTAAGCATTGCGTTTCTTCCTTTTGCCTGCCACGCCCTTCAGTTTGCCTGAGCGTTCCATCGCGTAGAACATGGACTCACCCTTGTCCCTACCGTACTGATCGATCATCTCTTTCATGATCTTCTTGCCTTTCGCTGTCAGTGGCATAGCGCACCTCTTCTGCTTTCCTACCGCATTTATCGCACCGATGATGTGGGCGCAACAATGCTTT